AAGTTCAATTGCTGGCGAATCTTCAGGTGGCGGCGCATCTGCCGAATCTGCGGCTTCTGTATCTGCTGGAGTAACCTATACGATTACTGTTGGTGCTGGTGGTGTTGGGCGAAACTATGGCGATCGCGCTAGTAGTACCGCTGGCGGTGCTTCTTCTATCTCCGGAAGCGGGCTAAGTACAATCACATCAGCAGGCGGCGGCCTTGGTGGGTGCGAGGATGTTAACTGGGGTAACGGAACAGGTATTGGTGGGTCAGGTGGGTCAGGTGGTGGCGGTAGTTATGTGGCTTCCTCTACTGGTGGTTCTGGCACAGCTAATCAAGGATATGGTGGCGGCACTTCTGGTACTACAGGCAGATGCGGTGGCGGCGGCGGTGCAGGCGCTGTTGGCGGAAATGGAGCATCAACTGTTTCTGGTAATGGTGGTACTGGGGTAAGTTCATCGGTTACAGGCTCTGCCGTAACCCGTGGTGGTGGCGGTGGTGGTAATAATTATTTTGGCGGCGGCGGCGGTACAGGCGGCGCTGGTGGCGGCGCTAATGGAACTCAAGGTCAAAATACCGTAGCTGATAGTGGAGTAGCAAACACTGGCGGCGGCGGTGGCGGCGCTGCTGGTGGCAGCGGTACTGGTGGTAGCGGTGGTTCTGGTACAGTCTTTATTCGTTATTCTGACGCATTTACAGCAGCCACTTCTACAACAGGCTCACCAACAGTAACTGTTGCTGGTGGATACCGAATTTATCAATGGACTGGTTCTGGTTCAATCACGTTCTAAGGTAACAAATGGCGCATTTTGCACAACTTGATGAAAACAACATAGTTACGCAAGTAATTGTGGTGCATAACAACGAACTTCTTGACGAAAACGGACAAGAAAGTGAAGCCCGTGGCGTAGCTTTTTGTCAGTCTTTATTAGGCGGCAATTGGAAGCAGACCAGCTACAACGCAACCATTCGCAAGAACTACGCTGGCATTGGTTACACATATGATGCAGGCCGCGATGCTTTTATTGCGCCAAAACCTTTTGCAAGTTGGGTTTTTAACGAAAACAATTGCACATGGGATGCTCCAACACCTTTGCCTGACAACGAAAAACACTACGTTTGGGATGAGCCTACAACATCTTGGCTTGAGGTTTAACCATGGCTCAAAATGTCACACTTAGCCCGTCACCCAAAATGCAGTTTTTTACTGCTGCCGGTGTGCCCCTTGTTGGTGGCAAATTGTTTACTTATGCCAGTGGAACCACAACTCCTTTGGCCACATATACCGATAGCACTGGAAATTTTGCAAACGCAAATCCTGTTATTTTAGATTCGCGCGGCGAAGCTAACGTATGGTTTGGCCCATCAAGATACACGCTAGTTCTTAAAGACTCGTTAGACAATTTGATTTGGACTGTTGATGGCGTTAACACAATTCAAGGTGTTCAAAACCCAGCAATTGTGGCAACCGCCGGACAAACCGTATTCACCGTGCCAGAATACGGCCTTGGTGGATATTTGATGGTTATTGTCAATGGCCTCGTCAAAGAGTTCAATACAGACTATACTGAAACCAATACGACGACAATTACTTTTGCTAGTGGTCTTACTGCTGGTCAAAGAGTTATTACTCGAATGCTTTAAACCTTACCGATGAGGTTCACCGGGGAATCCAAGGATTCAAGAAATGACTGAAGAAGTCCAAAACCTAGCGGAAGTAGACTCCGCGCCAACGAAGGATGTGACGGCCACACCTGAAGTTGCAGTATCTTCGCCGGAAGTAGCTGATAACCAGCCTGCCAAGACATTCTCGCAAGAGGAACTTGACGCTGCTATTGGCAAGCGCCTCGCAAGAGAACAGCGCAAATGGGAACGTGAACAAGCCGCACGGCAAACCGTGCCAGTTGTTCCTCGGGAAGTGCCGTCGATTGACAATTTTGAAAGCACTGATGCCTATGCGGAAGCACTGGCGCTCAGAAAAGCCGAAGAATTGCTTGCTCAACGGGATCGCCAAAAGGAACAAGCTGAAATTGTAGAGGCTTATAGCGAACGTGAAGAAAAGGCTAGGGACAAATACGACGATTTTGAAGATGTCGTGTACAACCCCAAGTTGCGAATCACCGACGTAATGGCTGAAACAATTCAGTATTCTGATCTTGGGCCTGATTTAGCTTATTGGCTAGGTTCAAACCCCAAGGAGGCTGAACGCATTGCCCGTTTGTCACCTATTTTGCAGGCAAGGGAAATCGGAAAGATTGAAGTCAGATTGTCTGACAATCCTCCGGTGAAGAAAACAACTTCTGCGCCAACACCTATTAGTCCGGTGACTGCGCGGTCTTCGGGAAGCCCGAGCCATGACACGACTGACCCAAGGTCAATTAAAACCATGTCTACCTCGGATTGGATCGAAGCCGAACGTAATCGCCAGATTCGTAAGTACGAAGCGCAACGCAACCGTTAATCTTTTGAAAGGACTTTTAAATGTCTAATAGTATTCTGACGATCGACATGATCACCCGTAAGGCTCTCGAAATCCTCGAGAACAACCTTGTTTTAACCCGTAACGTGAACCGCCAGTATGACGACAGCTTCGCTGTTGAAGGTGCTAAAATCGGTTCTACACTGCGTATTCGCTTACCCGATCGCGCTTTGGTAACTGACGGTGCTGCCTTGCAAGTGCAAGACGACAACGAACAGTTCACAACTTTGACTGTTTCAACCCAAAAGCACATTGGCGTGAACTTCACGTCTGCCGAACTCACCATGCAATTGGATGACTTCGCAGAACGCGTTCTCAAGCCCCGTGTGTCGCAATTGGCATCAAGCGTTGACGCTGACGTGGCAACTGCCTACAAAGGCATTTACAACTCAGTAGGCACTCCTGGCTCAACTCCTTCGACTTCTGCCGTTCTGCTTGCAGCACAACAGAAACTCAACGAGTTTGCCACCCCCATGAGCCCACGTTATGCGACTGTTAACCCAGCCGCCAACGCCGGTTTGGTCGAGGGCTTGAAAGGTCTGTTTAACCCAACTGGTACTATCAGCCGTCAGTTCAAGAACGGTATGATGGGCGAAGGCGTATTGGGCTTAGACGAGATCAATATGTCGCAGTCGATTGTTCAGCACACAACCGGTGTTACACCAACTGCCCCAATCGTGGCAACTGCTGTGACTACCCAAGGTGCAACATCGCTTGACATCAGCTTCACAAGCGGCTCACCCACGTTCAAGATTGGTGACGTGTTCACTATCGCTGGCGTGTTTGCAGTCAACCCACAAACCCGTCAAACAACTGGCTCGCTGCAACAGTTTGTCGTAACTGCTGACGTAACTGTTTCGTCAACAACTACCGCAACTCTGTCAGTTCAACCACCTATGTTTACTTCAGCTAACGCCTTGGCTACTATCAGCGCGTTCCCAGCAGCTAGCGCTGTGCTGACGTTCTTGGGTGGATCGGCTACAGCGTACCCGCAAAACTTGATCTATCACAAAGATGCGATCACGTTGGCGACTGCTGACTTGCTGTTGCCACAGGGTGTTGACATGGCTTCACGCCAAGTGCATAACGGTATTTCGTTGCGTATCGTACGTCAGTACGACATCAACAACGACCGTATGCCTTGCCGTATTGACGTGTTGTACGGCTTTAACGCGGTTCGTCCGGTCACAGCCGTCCGTCTGTGGGGCTAAACAGAGTGGGGGCGCAAGCCCCCATTTTCTAAACTTTTTAAAGGAATTTCATCATGCCAACTCTTCCAAATGGCGCAGGCGGATATCAATTCGGTGACGGTAACGAAACCGAAATCAACATGGTCACGCAAGTGACTCCTACAGCTAAAACAGCCGCAGCCACTCTGACTGCTGCTGAATTGGCAACCGGCATCATCACCTATAACGGTGCTGCTGCTGCGTTAACAATGCCTTTGGGTACAGCTCTAGAAGCTGCTTTCCCAAGCATGAAAGTCAATAGCTGTTTTGACTTTTTCATTATCAACATCGGTGGCACAAACGCTGCTACGGTCACGGCTAACACCGGCGTGACTTTGGTTGGAACTGCTGCTGTTTCGGCAAACACTTCTTGCAATTGGCGTGTTCGCAAGACCGCTGAGAATACCTACGTTGCCTTGCGCGTCGCAGGTTAATGCAAAGAGGGGCGGGTGATCCTCGCCCCTCGCACAAGGATTCTGAATGCACATTTACCTCAAGCACCCCGTACACGGCAACAAAGTGGCAATTTCCGATGTGGAAGCCGAAGAGGACGTCAAAAACGGGTGGGAAGTATATAATTTAGACGCGCCTAAAGTAGAGGCTGCGCCTGTGAATGAGCTAAAACGACGTCGTAAAACGGAGTAGGTATGACTACAACCACAGCCGGTGATCAAATCAATGGGGCGCTACGCCTAATCGGTCAACTGGCTGAAGGTGAAGAACCGTCTGCCGCAACCGCTACTGATGCGTTAGCCGCACTCAATCAGATGATTGACTCATGGAACACCGAGCGTTTGTCGGTGTTCTCAACGCAAGACCAAGTCTTCTCTTGGTTGCCAGGCTTTGCCACACGCACCCTCGGCCCCACGGGCGACTTTGTAGGTAATCGTCCTATCCTGATAGATGACTCGACTTACTTTAAAGATGCGTCCTCGGGCATTTCGTTTGGCATTAAGTTAGTCAACCAACAGCAATACAACGGCATTGCGGTCAAGACCGTGACGTCCACCTACCCACAAGTCATGTTTGTCAATATGACTTACCCCGACATTACGATGACTGTCTATCCGGTGCCTACCAAGGTGTTGGAATGGCACATTGTGTCGGTCGAGGAACTGACTACTGCTGCGTTGTTGTCTACACCTTTGGCGTTCCCGCCAGGCTATCTTCGGGCTTTTAAATACAACTTGGCGTGTGAGATTGCACCTGAGTTTGGTGTAGAGCCCTCACCCCAAGTGTCGCGCATTGCGATGTACTCTAAGCGCAACCTCAAACGCATCAACAACCCTGACGACATTATGTCGCTGCCGTACTCAATTGTTGCAACGCGTCAGCGCTTCAACATCTTTGCGGGCAACTATTAATGAAGTCGCCTATCCTCGGCTCCGCTTATACGGCTCGCAGCGTCAACGCTGCCGACAACCGTATGGTCAACTTGTTTCCCGAGGTGATCCCCGAAGGTGGTTTGGAACCTGCGTTTTTGAATCGTGCGCCTGGGCTGCGTTTGATTACACCCGTTGGCACAGGCCCCGTGCGGGGGCTTTGGCAATATGGTGGTTACGCCTACGTTGTGTCGGGCAATACGCTTTATAGATTAGACACGCAATACAACATCACTACGCTTGGTACGGTTGCCAATGATGGGCCGGTGTCGATGACCGACGATGGCAACCATTTGTTTGTTGCTTGTAACGGGCCGAGCTTTGTTTACAACGCCACAACAAGCGCGTTTGGTCAGATTACTGACCCTGACTTCCCTGGCGCGTTAACCGTGTCGTACCTTGGCGGCTACTTTGTGTTTATAGAGCCCGATAGCCAACGCGTATGGACGTCTGCGTTGCTTGACCCACTCTCTATCGACCCTCTTGATTTCGCAAGCGCAGAGGGCGATCCTGACAATCTAGTGTCATCCATTACCGACCATTCCGAAATTTGGTTGTTTGGTACAAATTCGGTTGAGGTTTGGTACAACGCAGCAGCAGGTGCAGGGTTTCCTTTAGAAAGAATTCAAGGCGCGTTCAACGAGATTGGATGCGCTGCAACATTTTCCGTTGCCAAATTAGATAACGGGCTGTTTTGGTTAGGCTCAGATGATCGTGGGCGCGGGATTGTCTACCGCTCACAAGGCTACACCGGTGTGCGAATTAGCACCCACGCAGTCGAGTGGCAGATTCAGCAGTACGGTGACATCTCGGATGCCATTGCCTACACTTATCAACAAGACGGTCATGCGTTCTACGTCTTGACCTTTCCCACCGCGCAAGCGACTTGGGTGTTTGATGTGGCGGCGCAAGCGTGGCATGAGCGGGCAAGTTTTACTAACGGCGACTTTAGCCGTCACCGCAGCAATTGCCAAGTGTCGTTTAACCAAGAAATTATCGTAGGCGACTACCAAAACGGCAACTTGTATGCCTTTGATTTGGAAGTCTACGCTGACGGCCCCCGCACTCAAAAATGGTTGCGCTCTTGGCGGGCGCTGCCTACCGGCACCAATAACTTTAAACGTACCGCGCAACATTCGCTTAAACTAATCTGCGAGGCCGGTGTGGGTTTGCCTGGCGTGACCGAGGTACCTGGTCGCATCTACTTGAGCCCCTTAACCATATCGGGTTCACTCGGTATTGTCGATCAGATTGAGATCATTATCGCCGAGGATGACTTTGTGCAACCTCAAGTCATGCTGCGCTGGTCAGATGACGGCGGTCACACTTGGTCAAACGAACATTGGAAGTCAATGGGCGGCGTGGGCGAGTACGGCACCCGCGTCATTTGGCGTCGCCTTGGCATGACTGAAAAGTTGCGTGATCGGGTCTATGAGCTTTCAGGCACCGATCCGGTCAAGATTGCCATCATGGCAGCAGAACTTGACGTTGAGGCAACCAAAGCATGAACCCTACACAAATTACCGCTCCTCGCGTTCCGCTTGTAGACCCTAAAACGGGTTTGGTTTCCCGTGAATGGTTTAGATTTTTTAACGCAGTATACGAACAACTAGGCGCGGGCACGGGTGCCGCGTCCGGTACGTTTACCACAGTCGATTCTAAAACCGTGACGGTCGTCAACGGCATCATTACAGGGATAGTCTAATGTCGATCAATCTTTCAGCCTTTGCCGGTGCGGGCGCGCAATTCTTGGACGCCAATGGCGCACCGCTTACCGGTGGCTTGATATACACCTATCTAGCGGGCACTTCTACGCCAGCTACGACTTACACCACCCGCGACGGCACAACCAATAACACCAACCCAATTGTGTTAGATGCGGCGGGGCGTACACCAAACGAGATTTGGCTAGATGGCGGGGTGCTGTACAAGTTTTTGCTCAAGTCTTCAACATACGTTCAAATCGGGTCGTATGATGATATCCCCGCAATTAACGACACGACTAGCATTAACAACTTAATCACAGTCGCCGGTACAAACGCGCTGACAGGTTTAGCAACCCCCACTTTGGGTGGATATACTGCGGGCGCGCAATACAGCTTTATTGCTCAGAATACCAACACCGGCGCGGTGACCCTTGATATTGACACGTTGGGCGTTAAATCAATTACCAAGTTTGGTACAACCCCTTTGGTGGCGGGTGATATTAAAGCAGGGGCAATAATTTTAATTGAGTACGACGGTACGCGATTTCAAATGGTTGCGGCTGGCATTTCCGCTGGCAAAGCAATCGCTTTTTCAATCATTTTTGGACTATAAATCATGGCCGCACCTAACATTGTCAACGTCACAGCAATTTACGGCAAAGTCGTGACTGCCGATTTAACGACAACTGCGGCAACGTCCGTTCTAAGCAACGCTGCGTCAAGCGGCAAAGTGTTTAAGCTAGATTCGCTTGTAGTTGCCAACACCGACGCTGCTAACGCTGTCACGGTCACGGTGGCTCAATACTCAGCGGCAGCACTTGGTGGCACAGCAACACCTATTGCCTCGACCATTTCAATTCCCGCTGCCTCAAGTTTGATCGTGATTGATAAAACCAACATGATCTATCTTGAAGAAAATATGTCAATCGGCGCAACCGCCGGAACCGCGAGCAAACTTAAAGTGGTTTGCTCTTATGAGGACATTTCGTAATGAGCAACGGCAGAATTATGGGGCCATACCGCATCACAGGTACAAGCGGTATTTGGACGATGCGCGACTTGCAACAATATAATTCTATTGCCGTTGCGTTATTACTTATTGGTGGCGGCGGTGGCGGTGGTGGCGCGGATGCGACATTGTCGGGATCGTCAGGCGCAGGGGGCGGCGCAGGGGGCTTTCGGTCATTGACTGCAATTCCGCTTATCTCGGGTCAACTCTACACCGTGACGGTTGGTGCGGGTGGTGCTGCCGGTGCTGTAACGGCTCAAGGTTCATCAGGGTCAAACACATCGTTTTCATCTTTAAGCGCAGCAGGCGGTGGTGGTGGCGGCTCGGGCTATGCGGATGCTAATCCGTCTAGAGGCTCGGGGCTAAACGGCGGTTCAGGTGGTGGCGCGGGCGGTAGCACCGCTGTTGCAACCTCAGTAAAAGGCACAGGCAACACGCCCGCCACTACGCCAGTTCAAGGCTTTGACGGCGGCATCAACACAGTTAACGGCAACAGTTCGCGCCCTGCAAGTGGCGGCGGCGGGGCAAGCGCTGTGGGCGGCAACTCAATACAGAATACAACTGCGGGTGACGGCGGCGCGGGCGCGGCAAGCAGCATTACAGGCTCAAGCGTGACGTATGCAGGCGGTGGCGGCGGAGGCGGTTACCTCGGCGCAGGTGGTTCGGGTGGCGCGGGCGGTGGCGGCAATGGCGGCAGCAACGCGCCAACGGTCGGAACAGCCGGTACGGTTAACCTAGGCGGTGGAGGCGGTGGCGGTGGCTCAAACAGCACAAGCGGCGGTCAGGCTGTTGCGGGTAGCGCGGGTGGCTCGGGCGTTGCAATCATGCAAATCCAAACATCGTTGTACACCGGCACCGTAACTGGATCACCTACTGTCACAACTTCAGGCGCCTTTACAATTGTGAAGTGGACGTCTTCCGGCACCTACGTTGCCTAAAAGTACCAACAATCATGAAAGTAACTTTCGACCTTGATTTTCTAAAGCCCACCTTGCAGCGCAAGATCGACGTGCTGCAAGACGAACTTTTGAAAATGCCGCAGGCCGACATCGTTACAACTCACGTTTTTAAAGATGGGCAGTACATTCGCACGATGATTGTGCCGCCCAACACGGTTATCGTGGG